CACGATTCGCGGAATTTCCCAGTTGAGAAACTCTTCGACTCGTTCACCTTCATCCCTAGGGATGAGAGTGACTGAACCACTTCAGGGTAAACATCTGTGGGGATGATTATATCATCTCCATAGATGCTCAGTGTATCCGACCTCTTCCGGAGAGACCTTACGGTCTTTCTGGAGAAGTCGCCGCGCTTCCTACAGATCGCAGTGATGACAATGGTCAAGAAGACCATCGACTCAATGGGAAATGTAAGAGCGGACCCCATGGATGCAAACTTGTTCAGAAGAACAAGCTCACCATCCTCGGTCTGCACGAAACGGGATCGCGAGAGACGCAAGTATCGGAGGAATGTGGGATTAAACCCAAATATCTCTTCTACTAGCGCCAAGCTCACCCGGTCCGAAGCCTCGGAAAGGTCGATGGTGGAGATTATACCATCTCTCGACCCTGACAAGGCTAACCGCTGGTTATGGTGCTGATACGTGTAAGAACACGCATAGTTACCACGCTCAAGCAAGTCTTTAAGACGAAGCTGGAGCGCCTGCTGTACGAACTGATTATAAGCGGGCTCGATCGAAATCAAGCGCGGCTTAACAGCTGTTTTAGGAACAGCAATCAGACGAGCAGGTACCTCTTCAATAGAGGGGGGCCGTTCGAGTAGATCGATCCATGAGGAACGAAAATACTCAACCCCAACCAGTGACTCGATGTTATACGAAATGGAATCGAAATTCCAGCGCGTATTAACACCTGAGTGATCGGCTACAGCACCGGGACCGTGTTTACCATCACCGATGGTAAGCAAGGCCTCACCGACGAGATCACCAAATAAATATTGGGCAACTCGTCGAGTATACGGGTCAATGACTGAACGAACGACACTCCTAGGTAGCAGACCTTTGTCTGTAGCCTTAAAAGCATCGATTTCGTCAGCCACTCGCTGATCATCGCAAACCTCGAAGATCTTCTTGTGAAGTCTAGAGATTTGACGAAGCCAGCGAATAGCCCGTATATCCGGGGCAGGGAGAAGTCTTCCCTCCCCATCGAAGATCCGACCCCAGAGTCCACTAAGGAACTCAGGGAAAGCACATCGCGATAACCACCCTTCGTACGAAGGGAGTTGTCCGTCCCGAAGACCTGCAACAAGCAGATCATCGAGTCGTGGCAATGTGATCGTTAAGAAAGGTAAACCTTCCTTATCGTATCTTCGATAGAGAGTTTCAATATCTCTCTTTACACTGAACCCAAGAGCATCTCCTGCGTCTAGCAAGAGATGCTCTAGGAGGATTACTTGGCTTTTCAACTCTGCCCCCTTTCTAAGGGCTAGTAGTTCCAAGCCAAGACGGGACACCGTCCCTCTAGGTCAAACGGCGCGAGCCGTCTGGCCTCGAGAGAGAACTAGACCTGAGACCCCGCCGATACAAATACCGACGAGGCCAGTCAGGCCGATGATTGAGAGGATAAGAATCGTCTCAGTCATTGGTTAGTTCTCACCAGCGACGAACTTCTTAAGGTTCGCGTTGGTGTTGGCAGTGAGCCAGGCGATGAGACCGAGAAGATCCTTCTCGATATCAGCGTCTGTAGTTCCAGAGTTAGGCCGGTCAATCGTGACCGAAACCATGCTCTGCACCTGAGTCGACAGCCCAGATCCAAGCGGATCAAGGGCGATGCGCTTCGTAAAGAAGCGCGCAACGTTGCGTCGGCGCTTAGCCGAGCCACGAGGGTCGATGGTGAGTTCACGGGTCGCATCTGCGGCCACGAACTTACCAACGGTGGTACCAGTGATAACTCGCGGAAGCGAGTAAGGTACCGCGTCAACGGTGATTGCCTGAGGATCGATGTATGCCATCTTGGACTCCTGTCCATGTTGAATTATTATTCGGTTGTTGTTTAATTGTGTTAGCGGTTCTGGGCTAAACCCAGAGCCACTAGGATCCCAAATTGAGAAGCTGACAAGCTTCCCAGTTGGGTGCCGAAGCCGAAAGGCGTCGCACGTTCACGCCAAACAGTGGTGGAAATCCCAAAAGCTTTGGGAACCTTCACTGTCAGATACTTAAAGGCATCAGGACTTGAAGTCAATCTTATAAGATCGGCCTCAATGTTCTGAACGCGTTTAGTAGTCATATAGGCGTAATCAACACTGTACTTCCCAGTAAGGGGAGAATAGGTGTTTGCATTAGCAATCGATTCACCCATAGTGGTGAACCAATCAACTAGCCAGGAGTATGGCGTCAAATCCCACAATACTTGTGGGTCATCGACCAGTCCCAACCTCTTGAAAACATCCATCGCTTGACTGCTGAAGGATTCGGCACGCGGACCTGCTTTAGCAAGGCCCGTGTACTTCGAGGACCAATGATAGTTTTCACTATCGGTCTGCGAACGATGCGCATCATAAATATGAGCGTAGCCGTAATTCGGTCCTGGAATATCCCCAGGCGCAAGAAATTGCGCATTACGGGAATAAGGTGCATCCATGTTAGTGAGTGCAACCTCTAAATCGTTCTCTTGAGAACGAACAGGGCCGTCCCAGTGTCTCTTCCTACGGAACGACTCGTAGTAGATGACACGTTCAAGATTCATACCAACCTTAATGATGTTGGCATACTCTTGAATCAGCGGAGTCCATCCGAAGGTGATGTTTAGGGCATCCGATCCAATCAAATTACGAATGGAACGGTACCCAGCCATCATCTCACGGAAGTTCTTAAGAACAGAGGGAATGTCACCCCTGATCAACTCAACAAGAGTTGTCATGAGTGTTCCGACGTTCTTATCAGGCGCCGTCGATGCAAAGTAACGATTGGCCATCCCTTGACGATTTGCCTGGCTAACACCAAGCAGATCATCCTGCGCACCGGTTGGAAAACCGAATGTGTAGGACGAAGGGTTATGAAGACCATTAGTTACAGAAGCCCAGATGTCACCTTTATAGTAATGTCTGGGCATATCGACGTAACCGTGGAAAGCCTGTCTATACGTTTTATGCGTAGCAAACAGGTGACCAGAATCGGTTTTGGATACTCTATTCACGGACACAGCTCCCGACTGAGTTTCAGCCGGGAACGCCGCTCTTTGGAGCTCTTCGAGATAACGCTTGCGATCAGCAAGGCGTTGCAAGAGGGGCCCGGTCTCACGTGGGGTGTTAAGCCCA